AAAGAGATTCTAGGTAGTGTGATCTGTACAGCGTCTTTAGTTGTAAGATCTCCTACTTGCTTAAGACGTGCAAGGAACTTATCTTTAGGACCATATGCCAAGGGTACTTTCATAACCTCACTTCTACTACCTTCCGTACGCTTGATTTCAATATTATTGAACAGTGTACCGAAAGCAATAACAGTCTTTCTAAAAATTTCGTTGTAAGAATAGGTTCCTAACATTACTGAGCGCCTCCAATTTCACCAAAAGGGTTACCTTCACTAAAGTCAATTAGAGCGTCCCCAAGAGTCTCAAAGGATGAATTCGCTTCAAACTCTGAGTTCGTATTATTTAGTGTATTGTAACTTGCAGTAGTCCAGGCAGCACCTGAAGTTTGACCAGTTACTGTTTCAGGAATGGTGAAAATACCAGACCTGTTGTACACTTGTAGTTGTCTATTAGTTGAATCCCAAGACTTAACTTCGGCAGTAACATTAGATGTACCACCTGCGATCTCTTCACCAACTGTAAATGTACCAGTACCACCAGTAGCAAAGTTGACAGTGATAGTCTGTGCAAGGTTTCTCTCGATAACATCGATTGCTTCGACGCCAGTATCGAGGTCCTCTCCACTGTATTCGAAGAGTTCACACTTGAGACCCCATACGTGGATCTTATTTAATTGATAGAATGGTTGTTCGTGCTCAACATATTGAATAGAAAATAACTTATTAGCAAGAGGGAAGTAAATCAAATCTCCTTCATTTGGTCTACCTTCTACAACCAGTGTTGTATTATCATCTACTAGATCTTGAAATCTTTTACGTGCAATAATAAAGTTAACTTGATCAGCAATCCTTACACCAAATTTACTGAACAGATCTCCATCTCCACCAAACCCCTGTACGTTTTCTAGGTATCCTTCGATTTGATATGCAGAGTCAAATGAATTCAAAGAATCTTCTCCAAGAACTGTATCCTCAGAAACCAATGTCTTAGGGATGTAGTAAAGTTCTACACCAAACATTTTAATTTGTTCTACGACAAGATCTTCAACGAGTTGTTGCTCGCCGCTTGTCCCTTGTGTGAAGTAAGAATTAGTAGGCATTACCCGATCATATCTAGAGGTGGCATTTCGTATGTGCTACGGAGTTTTTCATCTAGTTGTTCTAGTTCAGTAATCGCATCACTGTAAATCTTTTCTCCGTTCAAGGTGACACCACCAGGAAGTTGCACGTTCTGGAACTTCGTAAGGTTCTGTCCCCAATACTTTTTAATCATTGCTGTAGTATAATCTTTCACCCAAAGTGTTCCATAAATCTTGCTCCAGTTCAAAGGATCAAGAGCACGAACACAATCAATAACAACATACGAACCCTCGTGAGCATCAGTCTTAGTATCAAAATCAATGAAAAGACGACCTTGTGTGGCATTAAACCTAGTAGGTTTCATACCTTCCAACAAGAAGTTGATTGTTTCAAGGTGGGTCTGAATCATATAGTAGTGATAGAACTGTGTTGATGTAAAATCAAACAGGTCATTCAATCTCATTTGATAACGAATATCAAACATATTACGAGTGCCTTTATCAGTAAAGGTAAAAATACCATTCACTGCCAAGACGTGTTCTGGCAAAATCAAGTAATTGCTCTGTGTCTTAAACACAGTTCCTGTGTTACCTGCCTGTAAAGTATCAGTACCAGTCTCAGATTCATCTGCTTGGAATCTTGTAATATCCTCAGCAGTGAACTGATGCTTTAAAAATACTTTTTCCGATCCTCCATAATGAAATTCTTGAAACGTTTCGATTGTATAATCGATAGCGTCATCAATTTGATCGTCAGATACGTTCACCTCCAAGACTGGTTTACCAAGTCTACGGAGTGCGTATTCTTTTAATTCTGCTTTGGAGGTGGGATTTGCCATTACTTTCGATTTTGTAGTTGTTGAACAACAGATTCTTTGCCCATAGGAGCAATGTCTCTAAGACCATTAGCATCAAACCAAGGAGCAGTCTCCCAGTTGAAACCTTCACCAAATGTATTATCAGGTGCTACGACATACCAATGACATTTAGAGTCAGGTATATCAACAGCACACACTGCCCAGTCATCTGCCCACTGAGGTACTTGCACATACATCACTGGTAAGTGATCAGCAAATACAGGTCCCACACTTACAAAGAGTGAAACTAAGCAAGAGAACACAAATAACAGTGGAACGAATTTAAGTGGGAATGGTGTCTTATTCATTTTTATAAGGCAGCGATTGCCGCTTGGAATGCAGCATAAGTAGCGGAGTTTGCAGCAGCAGTTTTGAGTGCCGCTAGTGTAATTGTCTCTGCCTGTAATGCAGAGTCAGCAGTTGCACCTTGTGCAGCAGTAGCGTATGCAGTAGATGCAGTCGCAGCAGCAGTTCCTAATGTAGGTTTGCCAGTTAGATCTGCGTATGCACCAGAGAATAGTGTAGGCAGGTTACTAAGATCATTATAAGATCCACTGGTTGCAACTGTGGCAAGGTCTCCTGGTTGTGTAGCAGAAGCAGCAAGTGTACCCTGTGCAGAAGTTGCATATGCAGTTGCCGCAGTGGTAGCAGCAGTGCCAAGACCAAGAGTTGTTCTTGCAGCAGCAGCGTCAGCATCATCAATCAGGGTTCCACCGAAGGTGCTGACATCAGATGCGTCAAGTTTTCCAGTGATACCAGCAACAACACGAGCATCAGCACGTGCGTTTGTGTAGTATAGATTTGTGCCTTCACTTAAATTACTTGTTGACTTACTGGATAGGTCTAAGTTTGCACCTGTCTGTAAGTTAACTCTTGCATCAGCACGAGCATTGGTGTAGTAAAGGTTAGTGCCTTCAGCAAGATCAGCAGTATCGTGGTTAGATATAGATGCAATCGTTGTTGGAATTGTGTATGAGATAACACCAGTGCCACTGTTGTATCCTAGATCTCCACTGACTGAGATGTGTCCACGAGTTCTGGCAGCAGTAGTAAAGAGATTGGTTGATCCCTCAGTAATGTTGTCAGTATTAATGTCTGCTTGAGTTGCACTCAAAGTCAGTAGGTTACCTGCGTCATCGTATGATGCAGTAATACCTGTACCACCAGAGATAAGAGCAGCAACGCGATCATCAACTCTCTCATCAGTGAAGTAAAGGTTAGTTGAACCCTCAGCAAGAGCGTTAGTATTATGGTTCGCGATAGAACCAACCTGTGACTGACCGAAAGTAATAGTTCCAGTAATGTTCAAGTTACCCTGAACCTCAAAGTTCGTTGTAGAAACGAAGTTAGTAACACTCAGAGTGTTAGAGAATGGGTTGTATGTAAGGTTGGCAGAGTCAACAAACATTCCCGTATGCCCTGTGTTAGAGGAAGAGAATGTTGGATAGAATGTAGTATTATTATTTGTATTGTTAACGTCAATATTATTTGCGTTCGTTGCAGTTCCTGTAACATCACCAGTCAAGTTACCAGTAATCTGTCCAGTAACACCCAAGGTGTTGCCCATTGTGACAGCATCGGTAAATGAACCAGTACCAGAAGTAACCAAGTTACCCGCCATAGTGACGTGTCCAGTTGTGGATTCAAGAGTAATCTTGTCCTGACTGTTACCGTTCTGTAGTTTCAGTGTCTTAGTAGCACCTCTGATAACCACATTATCTTTGAACAGTGAAGTGCTGTTCTGAGTAAGAGCATCATTAAGTGTGGTTGTACCATCAACATTCAGTGTGCTATCAAAGTCAACACCCTGAGTCACATTCAATGTGTCATCAATAACAGTTGCACCAAGAATATCAAGTGAACCGTCGATGTCAGTGTTACCGTTGGAAGAGTTAACGTTGAACTTGTTAGAACCAATCGCGAGGTTACCACCGATCGTTACAGTAGACTGAAGATCAGCAATACCAGATGCAGTGATAGTTGAAACGTTAGTAGCAGCAGTAACACCAAGTGTACCTACGATTAGAGTATTACCTGTAGGTCCGTCAACAGTAAAGTTACCGTTACCAACATTAAGATCATCGCCAATATATGCTTTCTTAGATACCGCCAAACCACCAGCAGTGAATACTGAAGCGACATTGTTGGATGCACTAACAGCATCTGCAGTATCATTGAATCTTACATTCTCAGCGTAAGTCTGAATACTTGCGTAACTTACAGTTCCATCAATTACTGAGTTACCATAGAGACGAACATCACCTGAAACAACCAAGTTGTTTCCGATTGATGCACCACCCGTAACTCTAAGAGCACCGTTTCCTGAATAAGATCCAGTCGTGGTTGCTACTGAGTTATTTGTAATTGATGTAACACCTGTTACACCTAGAGTGTTTGTAATGTTTGTAGCATTCGTTACATCCAGTGTTCCACCGATTGTGGTATTGGATGTCACGTCAAGGGTGCTAGAAAGCGTTGTAGCGTTCGTAACTCCCAAAGTACCACCGATAGTGGTATTGCTGGT